GGATGTCAATATAAACCCCAAACATTTCATGAACAAATTATGAACACACTATCACCAAATTATTAAATAACAAGTGATATATGAACAAACAATTAATACACTATTACCACGCTATGAATATTCTATTAACAAATCACTATAATTATATGACCAAACTATGAATTATTAACAATTTGTAAACTTGAAAATTTTAAGTAAATTTATATTGACATCCGGCTGTTGGTATGGTATAATATAGACGTAAACAAGGGGAGAGCAAGAACAAAAACCCTATCGTTTGCCGCTCATTGACAACTATATACAGCGCATAACGCGAAAGCGTTTGCATATACATTAAATTTTCCTATAAGGAAGAAAGAGGTAAACTATGAAAATTCAGTACACTTTCGAGTGCCCCGACTGCCACACAGCGCACAGAATCGACATCGACACGGACGAAATGCTTAAAATTCCCGTAAAGTCTCTGTCAGATAGTGAACTCCGGCGCGCAATCAGCTTCGAGCGTTCCCGCATCCGCTCCAATCACCCCGAAGCCGATGCCGCACGTCTTTCCGAACTTATGACGGAATACACCGAAAGAGGCGGAAAGACACGCGAACGGGTTGCCGAGATTAAAGCGTTTGAAGCCCTTAAAAATGGAACGATTGCCGAATGTACGCCCGAAGAAATAGCGGACGCCGTGCGTAGAATTAAGCGCAAGATTTCCAACGCCGGAAAAGTCAACCCGCCCGAAGATACGACAGAATTCGAAAAAGCGGTTAAACTTCTTGAGCTTGAACAGGCAAAACGGCGCGTCGCTGCAATTATGAACGAAATCGGAATAGAGGGCTAAACCCCTCTATTCCCATTCATAAACATTAAAAGGAGATTAAGAAATGTATAAATTAATTTTACACAAGTCAGCACAATGCGGTTTCGACGGCTATTCGAGCGAAAACCATGAGCGCGTGTTTTACTCATATGAAACTCCAATTTATAGTATATATAAAGAGTGCGATGACAATTTAACATCATTTCGCATTCAATGCATTAACGCCCCGCGCCATTCAACCACGACGGCAAAGCAAACTACATGGTCATTGTATGAAGAACTACTTAATCACGACTGCGCGCGCTACGTTCGGCTGTTGCTGCAAAAATGTTGCAGAGGCGAGCGGGTTCACGTTCTCCGCGATATGTCAAACGGTATTTGGTGCGTATTCATCGGCGATAGATTACAAAGGACATTCAACGCATGAACGATAAAGAATATTTAATTAAAATCTTGGGCTTTATAATATCATTCTTTATTATATTAATGCTATGCGCGACAGCAATTTCAATAACTACAATAACTAGTCTTTAAGCAAATCCTGTGCATAATCACTAAAAAGGTTATGCACAGGATACAGACTTAGTAACAGGATGTTAACAATTCATTCACAAAATGTTCAAAATGTATCAATAAGTTGTTAACATTCTGTTCATAGTCCGTTCACACTCTGTTAATAATTTCCTGTTAACAATTTGTTCATAAGTTATTCACATTTCGTTCATATTTACAATCGCAGGGTAAAATTTCCAATATTATAATCGCAGGGTAAAATTCTTACAAATACAATCGCAGGGTAAAATTCCTACAAAATCTAAAATAAAAAACCATAGAAAGAGAGAATTATAAAATGTCAATTCTTAACGTCAACCAGCTTACAATCGCAGGGCACCTTACCGCTAATCCCGAGACATTTACTTACGGTTCAAAGAAAGAACAGAAAACAGGCTGTTCGTTTACGCTTGCTATAAACAATAGACAGACCGAGGAAACAACATTCATTCGTTGTTCGGCATTCGGCGGAACAGCAGAATTCATTACAAAGTATTTCGATAAAGGTTCAGCCGCCTTTATAAATGGGCAGCTTTCAATCAGGTCTGAGAAATCCGACGAAAAGACAAAGAGTGGAAACGATATTTACAAAACATACGTTTCATGCATAGTCGACCGCATAGAATTCATAGACGGAAAGCGCGATGACTAATAAATATAATTCGTGTGGGTATCCGTGTGGGGAGTGTCAAACTCCCCATGCCCCATACGCAAAAGACATTAAGCAAGCGCGTGAATCATGCAGCGCATATAACAGATGTACAAAATGGTTGAATTGGTTCAAAGTCGAATGGTCATTAATAAGACTATTGTCAGATAGGAGAATAAAAAAACTTGGAAAAAAATGATTATTTTATTTTAATAGCTTGCGATGAATTTCAAAGAGTTACCAAAGCATTTCGCGATTTAGGATTTACAAACACATTTTCATGTGATATAGGTGAATCGCACGGTGATATGCCAGCTTTCCATATCGATTTTGATATATTAAATATGCGTAAAAATAGTAACCTTCATTGTAAAAATGGATATATAGTTAGGACAATAGACGGTGTAGAACACAAATTGCCGCGCATCGATATGGTAATAATAGCGTTGGAATCTATGAGTGCCAGCTATGGCGGATGTGATAGAGCTATACAGTTTCTTAATTTTATGTATAATCTCCCTGTTCCGTTCAAAGTAATTGAAAGCCCGATTTTTCCAGAGAGAATAGCATCGTTCTGGGGCTTGTATATAGAACATTGCCAATGGTACAACGAATATCTACAGACAAGGAGACTGCGAGAATGGAACTAACACCTCAACAAGAGCACATCCTCAGAAACGCAATAAATAACCATAACAGACGAATCACGCGTAGAAGTGATAAAGCTAAATGGCAAAAAAAGCTAATAACTGTAGAATCGATAAAAGAAGATTTAGACAAAGGTGAAAAATTTGAAAATTTCAACGACGCTATAGATTATATAAACTACAAAACAAAGACTGTTGCCATAAGAGAAGATAATAGATATCTCGCAACATTTGCAGACCCCAATTCCGACCTTGGCTATTACATTACAGGTGAATTTGACGTTCCACCTTCCAACACTAAAGGCTTTTCGGATTGGCTAGAAAAAGAGTTTGACAAGGCAAAAGATAACGCGAAAACCAACGACAACGAAAAACAGCGTGAAAATGATATAGCAGCATTGGAAGAACGTAAAAATGAAATACTTTCGCACTTAAAAGGAGGTTTCAAATAATGAAGAAAAATATGTTATATAAATTTAACAAAAAACTATTTTTGGCATATGGCTCATATGACTATGAATGGACGTTAGAATGGGGTAAGAAAAACGGTTACAAGGTAATTGAGATTTATGTTATAGACGAGGCATACTATATATTATTTAGAACGCCTGTGTATCGTTCCATATTCCCAAAACGTTCTATACCGATATACGATTACAACGGCGGTAACGAAGAGGTATGCATGGGACAATGCGTAAGAACACAAAGACAGATTGAAAGGGGGATATAAAAATGTACGATTTCCATTCAGACCGCCTAAAATATCTCATGGAGAAAATAGACCGAGCTGGTATGGACAAACTCCATAAATATATATTTGTTGACAGTGACTTTTGCACCGCTCCGGCGTCCATTAAGTATCATGACAACGAGGTAGAGGGTCTTATAAAACACTCGCTTGAAGTCTATGACAAACTCCGCGAATACCGCGACAGACTTTATTTAGAGAACGAAATCCCCGAAGACAGCCTTATAATCACATCTCTTTTTCATGATATATGTAAATGTAATTGCTACAATCCTGTCATGAAATGGACTAAAGTAGACGGTAAATGGGAGCAGTATCAATCTTATGAATGGAACGAAGAAACGCCGTTCGGCGGTCACGGGTCTAAATCTGTATATATACTCCAATCATTCATACCGCTTAAAATAGAAGAGGCTCAGGCAATCAACTGTCATATGGGGTTTGCGTCAGAGTATGACAAACGGAATATAAGTGATGTGTTTTCACATAACCCGTTAGCGTTTTATTTGCACATGGCAGACAGTGAGGCTGTATATAGTAAAGAGTGGAACAAAAAAGACAGTGATTATTAACTATGAATACATATACAATTGATAATAAACCATATACATTAAAAGATTTAACTGCTCTTTCGGAATACCTACACGGTCAAAACTGTGTAGGTATTTCTACTATAAAGAAACGGTTACAGCGCGGTGAGACAGACTTAGATGAAATAATCAAGCCAAAAGTAAAAGCGTTTACTGAGATAGATTATTCTCCTATATTCTATGTCGCAGATTTTGAGACATCATCTAACTTAGAGACGAACGAATGTGGAGCATATCTCGCTTGCGTGGTAAAAGCTAATTTTAATAAAGGATTATCCACACCTGATTCATGGGACATTGTAGAACCATGTTTCGACTGTCGTTATCCGAAAGACCTTGGAGATTATTTTTACACACTTTATAAGCAAGCGGAAAAACGTAAAAAGAGAACACTTATATTTTTCCACAACCTCGGTTTCGATTTTTCTTTCGCGCGTAATTGGGAATCTCTCATGGCGCAGCTGATGATTACAAAATCATTTTCCGACGGAAGTAATCCGTGGAGACTCGCGTTTGGAGACGGTGAAAAAGTTTGGCTCGAGATACGATGTTCACTTAAACTTTTGCACCGTTCTGTCGGCTCAATCGGCGACATGATAGGACACCCAAAACTTGGATATGATTATAATGAATTTCGACTTCCTACAGATAAACTTGAGAGATACGATTATGAGTATTGTTATAATGATTGTAAAGTAACAGCGTGTGGAATCATGGAAGAATGCAAGAATTGGTTTTGGATTAAAAATATAAAGGACATACCACTCACATTTACTTCATTTACACGCAAAAATAATAAAGCTATTCTATCATCAGAATTGGAGAAAGCATGGAGTAATTACTGTGTTGATACATTTCCCATGAATTTCGATCAATATCAAATTATGCGCGGTGTGTATCAGGGGGCTTATACACACGCGAATACATTTTTCCGTGGGAAGTTATGCACTTTAGTACATTCATTCGATGTATGCTCGGATTATCCGTCACAGTCAACGCAAATGGATTTTCCCGATACTAACGGCGTATTATATGTAAACGAGGAATTACAAAATCTATGGAGCGGATTATATGAAGAATGTATAGAATCGTCATTGTTAGATGATGTCGAGGCTATAAAAATGCGTCATGCATTAGTTTCGGGAAAAATGTTTCACGGTATATTTACACTAAAAAATGTAAAAATAAAAAATTATGGTTACAATTATATGCCCATTATCTCAGCGTCAAAGACTAAATCAGAAAATGGTTTGGGTGAAATAGAATATAATAAAAAATCGCATGGTTACAAATTGTTAGAAGAAATGGTGTCTGAGTATAATCGCCTTATCGATAATGGTAGAATTATCAGCTATGATGAATGTACTATATACGCAACGGAAGTTGATATTGTGAATACACTCAAAATGTACGATGTTGAATCTATATCAGCCGAATGTTTATTTCTCAATCACGCAAAATCATCAGGTGGTATAAATGAATTAGTTGAACGAAATATTATATATGCAAATATGAAAACTGCGTTGAAAGCTATATCAAACGGTAAACACCCCGATGAAACATTGTTGAATAGTATTCCCGAAAAATGGCTCTCTGACATAAAATCAAATGCTGAGCCTAAGAAGTTAGCTAAACGATATCTCATGCTATCGAAAAATATGTTCAACGCGCAGTATGGAATAGACGCGACACAGCTTGTATTCGGTGATACTCTTATTGACGAGGATTGTATAACATCAAATACGGAATCGCTTAGCCGTGAATCATTTGAGCGGTATTATAACGAGGCTATGATAAAACTCGGAAAAGAGCGGTCCGACCGTGGTTTGTTCAAGCGTGTTAAATCGTCGTATATTGTGGGTATTTACATCACAGCATATGCGCGGAGACACCTTGTGTTATTCTCCCATCTTATATTCACAAAAACTCCGTATATTATTGTATATTGGGACACCGACAGCGCAAAATTGTATCACCCCTATGAATCGGCTGTTACATTTAAGAATCTTCTTAATGTAGTAGCTGAATTCAACAGCGGAGTTATGGAACGTTGTCAAAAATCCAAACATCCGCAAGTACAAGAAAATAAATGGGGCTTAGGTAAATTTGATTATGAAGAAACATATGCTTATTTTACAGCACTCAATTCAAAACGATATATGACATTCGACGGAGAATTAGATGTAAAGACGTCGGGGCTTGTACAAGCTACAATGAAAGTATCTGTTGTTCTTGATTATTTATATAAAAATAGTGAATCATGGCTACTTTCGTTCAAAGCTCTTATGCGTATTATGTGGAAAACAAATACAATGTTCGACCAAAGTGTTTCGGGGCGCACATATCTCGATAGACAGAATCAGGGAAATTGGTCAGACGAGTTTGGACAATATTGCGGCGCTGTAATTAAAAACACAGATTACGAATTTAAAATGCCTATGAAAAAAGGACTATTTTGGACAAACGAAAAATCTGCGTATCTTCACTATGACGAAGTATCGGAATATGTATTTGGTAACAAACTTGATACAGAGCGGACGACTTTTTATATGTTTGACGAGGGGATAGGCATAGTATACTATTTGAATAGTAAAAGAAATACAATGTTCTGCCCTTGTGACATATCAAAATTCAAGCATGGTATTTTACTTAGCGATTCGATGTCTGATTTAACGGAGGATTTAGCATGAAATATTATGAATTTGACTTAGCCAATTTTCCCAACTGTTCTTATATTTTCTTATTCGGAGGACGTTCGTCCGGCAAAAGCACATCGGTCGCGAAATATTTAAAAGATAAATACGACGCTGATAAATCTGAATTTGTAAGAGTATTCCGCAACTATACGGCTATGCGGAGCGCGACTACATGGTTTAGTCTGTTTAACGATGAAACGACTGATATTGTTTTTGACCGTCAAAAATATATGTATAACGGCATGCCTTTTGGTCACGGTATTGCACTATCCAACGAGGAAGTTGCATCTAAAAGCTCTCAATATCCCAATGTCGATACAATTGTATTTGATGAGTTTGTCATGATAGACCCATATGGATATTATCCGAACGAACCTGAACATTTCATGTCTATAGTATCTACTGTATTCAGAAACAGAAGTGGGACAGTTATATTCATCGGTAACAATATGAATGAAATGTCAAAATATAATCCGTTCTTCCGGTTTTTCGGATTGGATTGGGAGGCGGTAAATCCACAATTGGGCGAGACTATATTTTGGAACGCGTCCGGCTTTGAAAACGGGGCAAAATGCGCCATGGAGTTCATTCCCGTTGCGTATGAAAACGAAGATGAGATACCCGAAATGCAGCGTGTAGCCGGAAACGACGTAGCTACAACAGGTTCATTTAAGAAGGACCCTGAAATTAAACCTCAATTATTCAAAGACTACCATTGGATTTATGTTTTTGAGTATAACAAGGTTAAAATGACAATGGGATTCAGTGTTAAAAATCGCTGTTTGCTCATCGGTGAATATCACGGCAGGCACGCCCGTAACCGACCGCGAATAAATACTCGCTCGGTTGACACATTCCGTTTTTATAACTCAAAAGCGTTTACCGTTGCTATGGAACGTATCGGTAATAAATGGGGAACAGCTTACGAGAACGCCCGTGTAAAAGCAGCATGGTTAGATATAATAAAAGGAGAGGTTTAAAACCTCTCCTTTTTAATTATATGGCTCTTTATGCCATCGCGGTGTTTGACACTCGCTTATAATTAATCGTGGTCAAAAACGACAGTGCCATCATCTTTTAAGGTTATAACTCTAGAGTTTGTAGCGCCTGTCGGTGCATAGCCTCTAATTTGATATACAGTCTGCGCGTTATCATCCTCACGCGATACAGTGGCTAATTTATATACACAGATGTAGCCACTCATATATTCGTATATCGGCTTATCGTTATCGAAACACTTCTTAAATATAGCAAAACACTCGTTTTTTGTATATGTTTTTGTGCCAAGCCTTATAATTCCACCTGCAGCACCTGTAACCAATATTACATTATTGAACCCAGGAGAATCGGGGTAAACTCCACTGCCAAAACTCGGGCTGCCGTCAGCGGTTACTCTGCAATTATGCAAGTCGGGTATAAGAGCGGAAAACTTTATATATGCAACATCGTTGTAAAGAATAGGACGTATATAAAGTCCTTGGGATGTAAAGAAAGTATCGAATTTATACATTCCTATCATCTCTTTATTTTCGTTAAAGTAAATTACATTCGCATAGCCGGTAGCGTTAAGCGGATTGGTTATAACGATATCATCTGTAGCTGGGCAAACGGGTATAAAGTCCGATGTAAATGAATTGGTAATAGACGATGAGAACGCGCCCGTGTCTACATTATACGCGCCTACGGTATAACCGCCGACAGTCACGTTATCATAAAGGGCGAGATTTTTTGAATCATCCATATCACGCCATGTAATCTTACGCTTGTATACGGCGTTATCATCTGTAGTTGTACTCGATATTGTAGTTTTGAAAGATTCGGGATGCGACAGCCATGTACCATGGTCGGGTACGGTTTCTGTATCTACCATTCCCGTGTTCTCTGTAAGGTCAGAAATCGAAATTTTGACAGTGGAATTCAAGTTTACGCATATTCTGACATAGTAGCCGTTTGCAGGCATGTTAAATTCAATGGAGCTGCCTACTAAAGTGCCAGCGTCCTGCTTTCTAACAAAATTTTTATCCCTGTCATATACAATTATATATTGTGTGAGATCAATAATCGATGAGCTTGTAGGGTATTTTCCGAATTGTATCGCATATGTTTTGAGCGGTCTGACGGGTATATATGCAGAGGTATAATACATATTTGCGTATTCTTCTGCACCCGTTTTTTTATTAAGTTTATAGTTAAGCTTTGCTCCGCTACCCCACACATCCCACATATTAGGGCTGTCATGGTCTATAGAATAATCAGGGTTTAGCGATATAGAATTAACCAACTCTGTAATCTGCGTCGCGAACGCGTTATACTTAGTTGTCATTTCATCTTCAAATTCATTTACTAAATTTGTAATTGTAGACTGAAACGCCGCCGCCGCATTGTTAGTTTCTTTCTTAAACCGCGTTATAGCCGTGTTTGTATCAGATTCAAATTTAGTTACTCGCAGTTCGATTTTATCCTCGAATGACCGCATTTTCTGATTTATATCAGTTGTAAAATCCGTTATATCCTTACGCAACTCAGCTGCCCAATCCTCATTTTGTGCACGAGATTCATTGAGCTTTTCTACAACCTTACCAAGTGTTTCGAGATACGAAATCGAATCATCGAACGTAAGCGGAATTACGGGCTGTACCCAAAAATTAAGCGGTGTTATTGCCATTGTATATACCTCTCTTTGTTAAAATATCCCCATAAACAGAGGGTTTAATTCGTCAATAATCATCATATCGATATTCAGTATTTCAGCTTTTGCCTTAGCGAGAACCTCCGACGGGTAAAGCCTACCGTCATTTCCTGTGAAAATCTTTGCGATATCAACTGTTCTGAGGTTATTATCTGTAGTTTTTTCTTCCGTTGCCCCGACGTGAGTGCGTGTGTTTCCGGTTGTACCGTTGTTACTGTTATTTTCAAACGTAACATCAGTAGCATATTTTCCTGTCTGAATGTTTTCAAAATTCAATGGGGACATCGGTGTATCACTGTAAATACGTTGATTATTGTCGGTATCCGAATGTGTTCCAGCGTCTGTGATAGTGCGGCTATCGGTTGTTTTGTTACTTCCGTCACCTTTATCATTTATTGTACCTTTTTCGGTTTCCGTTCTATTCACATTCTGAAATACATTCTGTTTAAGAAACTCAACTTGAATGTCATACAACTGATTATAATACGGCATTATCTCATTCATTTTCATGTTAAGGTAATGTTTGAACAACGCCGGAGTCTCAAATCCTATCTCGCGGTATGCATAATGCTTATAAATTTTGTCGTTAAGCATTAAGCGATATGATTCTTGGTGCATAGGATAAGTATCCATGCCTAAATCGTAACCGCTTTTAATCAGCGTTTGGAGTAACGTCGTATATTTCGCCATACTGCATACCCCCATTCAAAATTTCGTTTATGTTGCGACGCTCAACAGAAATATTGGTTCCAAACATCTTATTGGCAGCTTCACACGCCTGCTGGCGCGTGATAAGCCCCGCTTCTGCCATATATCCGTAATGTTCGGAATTAACTTCGATTTCTGATGTTTGTACTTGCGCTCGTTTAAAATCCATTGAGTTACCGATTCCGAGATATGTCAATGCCTCATGCCATGTGTTTTTCTTTTCCTCATCGAGTTTATCCGCAAGATACGGGGCTGCTGTGTTAAGTACAGACAAGTTTGACAATTCGATATCTTTGTTCGCGTATATAACAGGCATGAAACCGTCATACTGCATATACATATTTTTCATTGTAAGCAGCTGCTCCTGTTCACACTGCACAAGAATCGGTGTACGCTGTGCGTGAACATTCATAATGATAGTGCGCTCTATCTCTGTAAGTTTCTTAGCGAAATATATGAGAATAGGATATGTAGAACGCTCTATGTAATTATTTCTGATGTACACACATTCTTTAGCATCGCGGAGAATGTTTATACCTATACTGTAACAATTAAATCGCGTGGGATTCTCATAAAAATTTATATCTCCCGACGGTGCAACGCGCAAATTGAGTAGCCCGTATTCCGAATCTGTAAAACAAGCGCGCCCGTCCTCGTTGAGCGTCTTTTCAAGAAATCGCTCGTTCATTGTTTCGGGAAGATTATTCCACTTATAGATAGACAATGCTAACAGAACAAGACGTGAAAAATATGTATCAAATATTGTGGTCTGTTCTGTCATCCCTGCTATCCATTCATTGTTCGCCCCTTTGAATCCTACAGGAATTTTCTTATTAGCCATTACTATCACCTACAATTTCATTGGTATAATCACCGTAATTTCCAACGTCGTTTATGTGCCAAAAGGTAACGCCCGAATTGAATATACTTTCAATTTCGATTAATTCATTGTCTGTAGGAGTATAACCGTTTTTCTCTACAGGAGCGATTGTTATAGATGATGTTTCAACATAATTCCAATTCTGACGATTATTCATGGCGGGTATCTTAAAATCATTCGTTTTGTAACCATATTTCGATAAATATTTATCATACCGTTTTATTTCATTGAGTGGGGCACACATATGACGAATGGTAAATTTCATAAAACCATTTTGGGCACTCCACGCGTCATCTGCTGACATATTCATAAGCTGCGACGGTAAGTTTGCTTTATCATTTATATTAGCCTCTGTTTCACGGAGTTGCATAACATCACGCGCAATAGAGCGCCCTGTATCGGTCAATTCCGAAACACCTTGTTTACCAGCTCCGATTAGTCCGGTTACACTTGACGGATTAAGCGCTGCCATATTCAACACACCCGCGCCCGCTGACGCAACTGTGTCAATCGCTCCAAACACAGCATCAAGTGCTATTTTAACCTTTGCGTTTGAAATCTGCGCATTTATTGTATTAGAATTGAGAGCGTTCCAATTTGCCGCGCTGTCTTTAATAAACGGGAGTGTTACTGATGCTGTGATGCTTGCGGAATTTTGAATGTTAAAATATTCCCACCCAGAAGTAGCTGCGAATGAATCTGTAAGCGCATAATGGCGCGGTATTGCTTTAACTGTTAATTTTGTACTGAATGACATTTTTTCATCTATTATCAACTGTACAGCAGTTTGCAATAATTGCGGTTGTAATTCTACATAATCACCGTTATTCCCATCAATGACCCATTTACAGCATGGGTAATGAAAAATTTTTCTATTTTTTGGAGTATATCCGCCGACCGTTATACAATCAAAAGACTCACTTTTATTCACCGACGTAAATGACTTAATTACATACTGCGCATACCGTTCAAAGGTTGCACCAGCTTCTTTATCTATAGTAACGAGCAAACCTTGATCACCACCGCCTGCAAGCGTATCATATATCTCACATGAACCAACTATAATTGTTTTATCACAAACTATAATAGCTGATATGGAATCTATTTCACCGATTAAATTCATGGTTGAAATAAATTTCTGATATTCCGCAAGTGTTGAAAAATAAACATATGTAGCGTTTTGCATTGTATTATTAATAGTCGGTACTATACTATAGTCATATTTTGATATAAGAGTATACTTTTCCGCTTCATCTACAGTTGAATGCTCTACAACTGCGTATGGAATAGTAGATGTAACTACAATAATCACAGAGCCTGTAGATTCATTATTTGGCGTATAGTCATGCGAATAACCGATATAATCTTGTTCATAGTTTGAAATATTAAAATCCTCAACAATAGTATTATTACTGTCTGATTCATCAGAAACGTGTTCGCGCTTTACATACGCAGATTTAATTGTATAGCAATCCCACCATGTCATGTGTACGTCCTGCACAAAGTAAACATAACAAGCATTTTGATTTATATATTCTACTTTCGTTATGAAAGCGTAAAACCATTTAAGAGAAAAGTTTTCGTTCATATAACGAATGTAGTTATACTGTTCCATAGCCTCTTTATTGGCGTTTACTTTGATAGCCTGTCTGTCTCGGATGTATGTGTAGTTTTGTTCTACCCTCAAAGGGGAGGAGAAATAATTACTCTCCTCCGTCTTTGAGGTGAACAGGCGTACATCTTTATAGTCGCTTTTCCACGGTACTCTATAGAACGCTATTGTTCCGCTCGGTGTGTACGCCATAATATTTTACTCCTCTACCATGAGCCTTATAAGCTCTATAAGGTCTTTCATATTTACATATCCATCTTGATTTATATCAGACTGCACTTCGTTTACCTTTATATTCCAACCTGACAGAAAGCGCGTGAGCGTAACAACATCTTTCATGTTTACGAGGTAATCGGTGTTGGTGTCTCCGATTATATCAACCGCTTCGTTGCAATCCACGGGGTATATTCCGCCCTCTGTACCCTTAAAGCTATACTGCCATATTTTAAGGTTGGGATATTTCTTCTGAAGCCCCTTGTGCGACTTAGTGCCGTCGTCTATAGACGCGAGCCAAAGCGGGAAATTCAAATTATTCTTAAACTGAGTAGCGAGGAAATATTCGTTAGCATAAATATACGCCTTGTATCCCGCTCCAATTATAGAATTGAGGAAAAGATTCACTCTACGAGACAGACCGTCAACATCTCCCATGAGGGATGTATCTTCTACATCGAGAGCCACTCCAATATCTATATTTTCTTTGTAAGGTTTAAGTATCTGTATAAGATACTTAACTTCTTCAAGAGTCTCGGCTTCCGTTCTACCCATGAAGTACCAATAAACTCCTATGTAGAATTTCTTCCCCGATATGCGTGAACGAAACGCCTTTATATGCTGTTCAAAAAGTGGGTCAGTAAACGGGAAATTATATTCCGCTGTTCTCCCCTGCCCCGCTTTGATTATTACAAAATCATTATCTTTTATAACTCTATCATAGTCGATATCCCGCTGATAAAGCGAAATGTCTATACCACGAAATTTTTTATTCATTTTGACTTATCTCCTTTATCTACGCTTTCTATATTATTCTGCAACCGTTTCATAAGCGATTTCAGAAATTTGGGGCATGGCGCGCCCATAGACGATACATTTTCAAGAATAGATATCAATTCATTGATTACAAACCATGCCATTACAAGTACACAAGAAATGGGGTCGTAGTTGACACCAAACTTTCCACTTGTAATAAATATCAAATAGTCAACCATCATTGCGCAGAATACAACCGCAATGTAAGAGGCTTTTTTCAATATTCCTTTTCTTCCGACTTTTGAAGATACTTCGCTGTTCACATATGCTTTCATAACACCTGTGATATAATCAGCTGTTACACATATAAGAAAACAGATAAATAACGTAATAATAAGTTTCATATTTATATACCCACCCACCATTCCCTCTCGATTATTAAGATAGTATGCTTATTAAAAGCTCATCGAGCTTATCTTTTTACTTGGAATTGTCTACAGTGAACGCGCCGATTATGTCACTACCGATTTTAAGAACAACCTGTGTTTTCTCTGATGTGGGAGTTGTCTTCTTATCATAAGTAACCGTGTACTGATTTCCCGACTTATGTGTTACAGTTACAACGGACACGGACGCTACCGAACCGTCCTTAGTAGCTGTAGCGGTAACGGTCTGATTATCGGGAATGTTATTACCCATAAGGAACAGAGAAACAGTATTGTTAAAGTCAGACGAGTCTACGACAACATCAGTAGCAGTGTCGCTAAGAGTTACAGTGTCCTGCCCAGCTGAAAGCTGCGCCCCGTCCACTTTACCGTCTGCAATCGACGTAAATACTACGGCGTTGGCAAGCGGTGATACGCTATAGGTCTGCCATACATTCCAAAAATATCTCCACTCCATACGTGCGGGATTGTAGAACGAACCCGTCTCACGGAGAGAATCATAAATCTGGAAGAAACGGCGGTCGCACATAAGCGCATATACACCGTCAATGCCAAAATCGTCTACATAGATAACGCGACCCATAAAGTCAGCACGCTCCATGTTAAACGCTGCTGCGAGTACATCCACATCGACAATAGAAGAAACAGCGGATGAAATAATTATCATCGTTTCCTCAGTGGGAGAGAATGTGATATACGGCTTACCGTCTCCCGATATTTCTGCATAACGGTTAAAACGCGACGACGGGAATCTGAAATCAATGTAAGTCTGACGAACCTTACGCATAAACGCTTTTGCGGTTGCTTCATCGGTCGGCTCTGCAACCTGTACGGTTGAGACGTAGCCCTTTGCAAGTGCACTGTTTATAGTGTTTTTGAGAAGTGCAAACTCCTCGATGTTATCTCCGTTGTAGAGCGAATTAATTACGCCTGCAATAAGGTCGTCGAGGTCTTCCCATGAACGGAATGCAAGTTTAAGTTCGTTGTTCTGAATACGCGCCTTAAATTGGTCTTTGCGGTTGAGGCGGTGGAACGCAACCTTAATATCTGGCTTATCAAAATATCCCGTAAGGTAATCATTTTCAGGGTCGAATTTTTCCGCCTTAGCCGGATTGACCGCGATTTCCTCTACATCAGAACCCATGGGCAGTGCTTTACGAAGAAACGCGAATTCATTGTTCCACACTCTATTGTGAAGAACGGTGTCAAAAATAATGTTGGGGAGAAGTGTGCAGAATTCGTTTCGGATTGCCTGATAATTAATTATAGGATTTCCGACCTCTGCAATGTTTGTAAGTGTTGCTTCCGGAATGAACGACTGATAATTCTGAGAGCCAGCTGCTCTTACTGCGTTCATAACCGAAACGGCTCTTGCTGCATTTGCCATTTTAATTATAACTCCTTTTATCTATACTCGCCGATTTCGGCGGTGTAATCTTCGGGTGTCTTAGGTGTCTGTTCGGTGGTGTCGGGTGTATCCGAGGGCTTGGAGCCTATTCGTAAGAACAATTCGTAATTTGCCTGTTTGAGCGAAGTGTTGCTGTCTGTCAGTTTGGTTATCTCGTTTTGTGCGTTTTCAAGATTTGACGATGACTCTGTAAACGCGTCCGTGAGACTAACGAGAATCTGAGAAGTGCGCGCTTCGTCTGCGTCGCCTGACGCTAATTCACGCGTTAGACTTGTGTATTCATCTATAGTCATTTAGTAGACCTCCCGTATTATTTATAAGTAACGAACATTTGTTCGTTTTCTACCTATATTATAGAACATTTGTTCGGATATGTCAATTGGCAATATGAACAAAATACATATAGAGTATGAACGAAATATTTGTGCAATATGAACAATACAAAATAAAAGTTTTGTATAATTGGGGGATTGGGCGGAAAATTTGGAAATATTATGTAAAACGGGACATG